TGCTCTTCCGATCTGTCGCCGACCTGCTCGCCGTACATATCGTAAATCTCCTTGAGCAGCTTGTCCTCGTCGATGCTCATGCCGCCGCCGACTATGCTCAGCGTCATCTTCATCTGCTGGTCGAACGCATAGCACGTTACCGACTGGCCGTTGTCGGTATAGGGCTTGCACATGCGCTTGAACTCGTCCTTGACGCGAGTGTCCTGCTCTTTGAGCGCCTTTGCCTGCTCGTTCACCTCGACTGCGGTTTTCACGAGCGCGTCGACGCTCTCCTGAACGCTGAGGTCGCTCGTTCCGAACGCCGCCAGCGACGCGGTTCTCTGCTGTATAACCGCCAACGAAACATCTTTCTCCATTGCTGCCTCCTAACAACTTTTTAACCACACTATAATTATATAGGATTTTCATAGAGCTGTAAACAGTTATTTATATTCATTTTTAGAACCCAGCGAGCCAATCGGCGTCCGCAGCCGATATCGAACCTAGCTCCTCGTACTCGCCGAACCCCATCTCGGATGCCATCTGACGCCTGCCGAGCATCGTGTCCTCGACCCTCTCCTCCACGGTGCCCTTCCCGACGAAACGCATGATGGTGATAGTGTCGAACTCGCTATCAACCCTGCTGATTCTGTCGCTACGCTGCTCATATGCGGCATGGCTCGTCGGTGTCTGGTAATGGATGAGGTAGCGGCACTCTTGGAAATTCAAGCCGACCTGCCCAGCGTCGGACATGAGCAACAACTGCCTATCGTCGTCATACTTGAATGCGCTCTTAACCCGCTCCTTGTCCTGCAACGAGACATCTCCCGTGTAGAAAAGCGGATTGAACCTCTTCAACCGCTCACCAAGCGGGTAAAGGCAATTGTTCGTATGTTGCGCGAACACGAGCACCTTCTCCCCAGATTCGATTATCTCCTGCACCTTTTCCTCTACAAGTTCGAGCTTCGCGCAGTTCTTGAGGTCTTGGAGCGCATTGGCGTGTTTCGCGCATATAGCATCTATCGCCCTTGCCTGCGCACCGTAAGCCGTGTCCTCGTACACGCGCTCGCCGAGCATTACGGTGGGCATGTTGCACAGCCTCATGAACGCCAGCATGAACAACGTGCCTTGCCTATCCTCGCCGAGCTTGCGACCGTACTCGTAAATCTCGTCGTAAACAGAACGTTGCTTCGCCGTAAGCTCGTACTCGTATAGAATCTCCTGCTTCTCTGGGAACTCCTTGGCTATCTCTGGCTGCGACTTGTCGGCGGAAAACACCTGGGCACCCGTCATGACGTGCATGTGCGCGAGGTTCTTGTACCCGATGTACTCTCCCCAGAACCCGCGCTCGCCGCAGTTCACGGTGAACATCCTCTCGAAGTCCTTCACGGTGCCGAACACCTTGGGGTCGATTATCCTGAACTCGTTGTAGAAGTCCTCTGGGCCGCGGACAACGGGCGTTGCCGTGAGCGCTATATGTGAAGCCTTGCAATGACGCGACAGCTTCGCAAGCTCCTTGTGCATGGTGGAGGTGCGCCCCTTGACTTTCTGCACCTCGTCGAGGATGAACAACGGACCCTTCTTCTTGAGCGCCTTTTCTATCGGAACCCTGTCGACCGTCCTGACGCGCTCGTAGTTGAGCACCCACACATCGGAGTCATCTGACAAGTAGAACTCCTCGCGCTTCTTCGTGGGCCATGAGCGGTTCGGGGTCGCGACAGACAACCTGGTTGCGCCCCTTATGGTCTTCACCCAATCGTATATAAGCGCCGCAGGAACCCATATGACGATTTTCCCACAATCGCCGCGCTCGAAGCGCTGGCACGCCATCATGGTCGACGTAAGGCTCTTCCCCGTTCCAGGACTCATCTGCAACATTGTGTCCCGCTCGAACTCAAGGGTGTTTATCGCACGTTTCTGATACGATTTCCACGCGAAATCATCGAAGGGTGGTACAAACATACTACTATGCGGCTCCGCGTCCGTTAGAATCGACTTCATCAGCTCTAACGCGCCATCTGATACGGTCAGCTCGTACATCTTCGCGAGTTCGGTGCATATGTGCATGACCCTGTCGCGGTTGATTAGGTGGAAATCATCTGTCAAAAGCTCCGACACCCCGCAGTTCATGACGAAATACGGGTCATCGGTTTCGACCTGGAACTGACCCCTATACAGACTCGATACGACCAAATGTGCTTTCAAGATGCCTCCTAACACATTAAATTATAACACATCTGGTCGTATCAATATGGCTATCGTTAGTTTTGCGCCCCAGTCCACGGAATATACGGGCCGTCATACCCAGCCTCGTAAAGCGAGAGGCGAACCTTGCCCAAGGTGTCGAAAGCCCACTCGAAGTCGCAGTACGTCGTGGATGACGACGAATATTCGCACGGTATCAGATAGGAACCCTCTTCGAGCGTCACGTCGTCATATGCGTTCTGGTCGATGGAATGCAACGCGCCGTTTCTCGTCGCGATAAACACGTTGCATGCCTCATCGGCGACCTCGACCAACAACGTGTATTCGCCTTCGGTAAGCCCAAGGGCGTTGAGTAAAATTCTGTTGTAGTCATTCGCGCTCGGCCCGAGCAGCCATCCATCGCCGACCTGCTCGCCGCCTCCATGGATGTTCTCGCCCCAATAATCGGTATCCGAGAACGGCACGGAGAAGAACCCAGCAAGGTTCTCGTCAGTATCGACATAGATGCCGCACAGCTGACCCCAGCTCTTGCTGAGCCATCCGCCCCAGTTGCGCTCCTTGAGGGTTTCCCATACCCTCTCGTCGCCGAGCTTGTCGACGATGTTGAACGTCGTTTCGGCCATTCCGCTGTAATTGCCGATGCCAGTTATGATTACCCTGCCAGTACCGACAATTACGTTATCTTCCCATGAATAATAGAAATCGCGCCCCTCGACGAGCGACACGAGCGCAACGGCATCAGGTTGCGGCCATATCTCGTACCCGCCATCGTAGACACCATCGTAAAGCGACAGCCTCACTCTCAACGCGCCATACTCTGTCGAGTCTGTATCCAGGAAGCACCCGAAATCGTGTTGTTCACCTAGCGCGTACTCGCACGGGATGAGATATGAACCGTTTTCAAGTTTGACGCCATCATAGGTCACAGAATCGACGGGATGCAGGCACGCATCGTTCGCAAGTGACACGAGGCATTTTCCGTCAACCAAACCGTCAATTTCGAGCAAGAGCGTGTATTCGCCGCCGTCTACAAGCCCAAGCGCCTCGCCTTTGACGTAAAGGTAATCTTCGAGAGAGCTGCACATGGGGCCAGACACGACCACCCATCCGTCACCGTCGTACTCGCCACTTACATCAGATGCACCAAGCCAATACCAGTCATCGTCAAGCGACACCGAGAAGAACCCAGCGATATTTCTCGACGGCGTGTAATTACGCACCTTTTCGTACCTGAACACCTGCGGTTTCGGCTTTATCTCGGAGCCAGTTGCGCCCATATCGTCGATATCGGATAGTTGCACGTCTGACAAATCCGCACGGAGAACCGAGAACGTTGCCGTCGAGGTGCCCGTATAGTTTCCGATGCCAGTTGCCGTGAACAGGTAGTCGCCAGCAGATGAAATCGCCTGCGGGGACACCTCCATCTCATAATCGACCCCATCGGTAAGCACAAGGTAATCGTCCGAACCATAAACATAATATGACGGCAGATTCCATGCGTCGGCGTTCTCAGCATCGGCATATACACTAGACAACCTTTCAAGCTCGACGCGTCCCAGCGCAGCCTGTTCGATTGTGAACGATAGTTCGTATTCGCCAAACAGGTTGCGCTTGCCAACAACATACGCGTTCGCCTCGCCGACATTGACGTTGTCGGCGTACTCAACGGAATAATTACTCGCATCGAGCTGGTTACCGTTAAGCGAAACCGAGATGAACGGCATCTTCTCGGTACCGTCATAGACAAAGCTGTCTGGGATACACTCGATATCGCACGTGCTTATGTCGGCTGGCAAAATCTCAAACTCGCCAGGTTCGGTCGGCGTCCCGCTGTACATATCCTTACCAGTGACGATGACCTTGCCCGTACCCGCATCGACATTGCTCTCATACGAAACGTCGTAATATTCCTCTGGCAGCACAGACAAATCGAGTTTGAACCTCACCACAACGTCGGGCGTGTTCTCACCGCCGTTGTATACATAACTTGACGGGGTACAGATGACCTCGCAGTCGGCTATACTGCGCGTCATCCTCTTCACGATATGCAACGTATTGAGAACGTCCTGCGCGAATATGTGTATATATCCGCCGATATACTGAACAGGAAGCTCGTACTCGTCAGGCAATAGATTGTTGCCTCTCAGCTTTGCCACCTGAATAGCATCGTCGACGCCCTCGCCAGGTGTCCAGAAAACGGTGTAGATGGGGTCGCCTCTGCCATCAACCGCCTCTGGCCATGAAAGATAACCGAAATCGTCCATCTCGATGTACTCCCACGGCTCTTCCGATTCGCCGTCGAGTTTCCAGCGAAGGCCCTTTGCGTACCTGTTCTGAAAATCCACTTTCGGCGTCACGGCCACCGACTGCACCCATTCGTCTGGGCTGTTCGATATGGCCCTCAACCTCAAGCTCTGCGTTGCCCTCGGCAACGTTATGCGCACCTTTTGGTTCGGAAGCTCGTAAAGCTGGTACCATCTGTTCCTGCCGCCGTCAGGCGAGAACTCCCATAGTATGTTCGACACCTCGAACCGAGAGTTATCGAAATACGCCTCTTCAGCCGAATCGACCTGCGTCAACTTGAAACTCAAGCCGACGCTTTCCTGTTCGACGTTCTGGGCACCATAGGAGCGATATCCGCCCTCAACGGAACTTATCGTCTCGTTTGCGAAGGAGCGCTTGTAGTACGGTCTGACAGTGTCATCGAACCTGTTTATTCCCCTGTCCCAGTCAAATCCGCGCCTGCTGTACCAATTTTCATTCAGCAGGTCGCTCCACACCTCGTTGATTACCCTATCCTCGTCCTCGACGCACAGCGGCGCGAACATCGTCGCGCCAGTCGTCATCCTCGGGTCGGTTATGGTCGCACCAGCCGAACCGCGACCAGCTCGGTCGAAGAACCTCTGCAGTTCGTTTACCGTTATATGTTCGGAATGCTCGTCGCTGCCGAGCTGCGATATGTCAAGCGTATCATACTCATATTCGCCGAGAAGCCTATTGCCAACCCTGAGCATCCTCATGCTTCCGCACAGCGGCTTGCCGCCGCCATCCGCATTGCCGATGGTCAGCTTAGGCAGAACGGTATCAGAATCGAACGAGTCGTATATAGCCATTACATCCTCTTCCAGCCAGCGCTCGTGTACACGTACACGGAACGCGATTTGAGCCATTTAGCGCCATCATGCACCCAACACAGACCCTCGTGCCACCTATCGTCATTGCCGAGCATGCCATACCGACCGCTCCCGCCGCCATACGAGTCCTTTCCGTAGACCCCGATTACGCCGCCATAATACTCGACCTCGAACGACACCTCGCCAGGAACGTCGACGCCCATCGCGTCAACGGCTGTCAGCCTATATGTCCTATAGACGTTTTCGGTGCCGCGAACCCCAGGGTCGGACATCCTTACCGTCTTCGTGCCGACGGTTGACGACTGCGGCGCATCCCACGAGAACTCAAAGCCGTCATCTCGGCTCAACGTGTATCTCGAAATCCTGTAACTGCCGTTTACCTCGCCCCGATAGTTTAACTCGACAATCTCGCCACGCGCCCTGACCCTGTTTCGCTCACCGCTCGCCCCAATTACGAACACGTTCACGGGTAACGTGCCCTTCACGTCCTCGTACGGTATATCGACCCATGTTATCGCCTGCATCGAGACGTTTTCAGAATCCATCGACTCGATGCCGACGTATACATGGTCGCCGCCAGATAATAGATGGGAACTCCAGCTCACGCCACCGTACAACGCCTGCTTCGGAACCATGTCGATGGATGTCCCATCTGTCAGAACGTATAGCCTTCCGTTCGCGATTGTTCTGTCGGCACTCGCGTAAACTCGGTATATGGACGCATCGGGAACGGCATCCCACGAGACCGTGACGACGGAATCGTTCTGCTTCGACACGTCTATCTTGCTCTGCGAAACGCGGACATCCATGCATATCTCCTAGTAAACCTGAACGTAGATATCGCCCCTGCGCGGGGACGCCACCGATGCCGAGGATGGCGGGTTCGGACCCCAGAACACCCTCGGCACATCGGGGATGTCGTTCGCTGTCAGCGTGACCTGCTGCCCAATCTCGCCAGTAAGCGTCTTGCCGTTCAACTTGATTCCAGGATTGAGCTTCGCCGCGCTCAACGCCGTGTCGGATACGTTCGCGAAACTCGACGTGTTCGAGCTTTCGGACTTGACGACGATTGTCGGTATCGGATGGTAATGCGATTTGGTCGTATAGATTGACCTGCCCTCTATCGCGCTCCAATACTCGTCTGGAACAGTCGAATAGCTGGAAGAGTCGCCATCGGTGTACGCATCTGGGTTAATCCAATTGCCGTTCGACGTAAGCTCGGCCTTCTTCATGGGGCCAATCAGCGCGTCGTCTATCTCCGACAGCATGCTCTCGACGCGCTCGACAGAATCCACCTCGCCAGCCTGCGGAACGGTAAAGCGCCAATTCATGTTCTCGCTCCTATACACGAGACACCTCCTAAAAAACCTTGTTGGAGTCCATGTAATGAGACTCGTCGTACACGTTCGGTATGCATTCGAGCTGTGTTGCCGAATCGACCCACACGCCAATCCAACGCCTGCTTGCATTATCCTCGTCAAACGTTGTCGTCTGGATGCCGTCCTCGTCGCGAATCGCGAAATCGAACTCCATGCTTCTCCACTCCCCGAACGTCATGTCATGTATGCCGCCCCACGACCTCACATCGGCGACCATGACGCGCTCGGAACCCTTCTTGTCCCACTGGACCAAAACATATGATTTAACGTAAGGCGCGAAGAGGTCGGTTCTGCGAGACACAAACGATGACTCGAAGCCGTCACCGTCCTTTATCACAAAGAAAAGCTGGCCGTCCCTTACGTACATCTGCACTGACTTCCATGCGTCAACGTAGTCGAGCATGAAATTGACATCTGACGTAAACGATTCGGGCGTCACCTCAAACGATACGAACCCCTTATCTGGCAAGAAGAACTCGTTCTCGAACTCGGCACGGTCGTTCCCGCGCATGAAATACGTGCCATCACGCGTCACAAATGCGCTGCCGTAATCCACACCCGCATCAAACGACTCCGTCGCCCTATCTCCCCAACTCTCATCTTGACGCACGACGTACTCACCGCTGTCAAACACATGCCTATAATCCCTATTCGGGGTATCGGTTGCCTCGACATCGCCGAAATAAAGATAGTAGGAGCCGTAGAATTCCGAGTCGTCGAAATCGTATTGACCGTTTGCAATCCTACCTGCCGGGAGCGTTTGCTGCACCCTGAACCACATCTCCATGTTGTCATTTATATCGACGGGCAACTCACGCGCCTCTATGCCGTTGAAGTACACGAGCCTCAGCTTCGTGCAATCATCGTCGAGCATTTTAGGCGTCGAGCGCCTAAGCGCGTCAAAATCGACAACTGGGAGGAACACGAGCGTGTTCTCGGCTATCGGCCCCTTGATTGGCAACATGACCCTATAGGGGTAATCGTAATCCCACCATGAGCCTCCAGGGGTCGGAACGAACGTTGCGCCGACGGTCTGCCACTTCCTCCCGTCAAGGTCGAACATCAACGAGAACACCGACTCGCCGAAAAGGTCATGACATTCGAAATTCCACTTGCCAGACGCCATCGGATACACATCGACCTGCGCCTTGGCTATCGCCATCGAACGGGTCAGCTTCGGCTCAGACTCGACGGAAAGCCCAGGTTCGCCCATCTCGGCCCTCAGAACGGTGCCAGACAAGCCGAACTCCACTGGCTCAACGCCCGTCCCGACGCCGTGCCATTCCCTGTACATATCGCTCGGCCATGCGAATTTCTCGATGGGCTTCTGCTGGTTCGAGGCCATCTCGAACGACCTGAACGGGTATATGGATTGAAGGTCCACCGTCTCGAAATAGTTGAGGCGCGAGCTGTCGAGCGGACGCATGCGCTCCCCGTTCACATAACCCCAACCATCATTCACGTCGATGAACCTCTGGTCTTGCATATGGAGGAAGAACGTCTCGCCCTCGTTCGCGGAAAACACGCGCCCCCTGAAGCCGAACGAAACGTCTTTGATGCCGACGACATAAGCGAGGTCTATCGTCCTATCGTAGAACCCCACGTCGTAGTCGTGTTCGCCAGGTTCGGAAAACCTGTAATGAGTTGACGGACCATCGAACGACGACGCCTCTGGGCTTGGGGGATTATACGATTCGATTGCCAGGTCATCTCCGTACACGGCAGAGATGAGGTTGTCCTGGAACATGCCATAGGAGTTTCCAGCGAACAGACGAAGCGGCATGCCGCCGCGAAGCGAGTGCTCGTCTATGTAGCTCTTGTTTCGGTACACGTCCTCTATGCCGATTATGTTCTGAACGCTGCCATCGTCGTAGAACGATTCGCTTGGAGGCGATATGAGCATCTGCTCCCTGGTCAACTCATACGTATGCGTCGTCCTGTCGTCGATGTACTTCTTGACGGCCCACGGGAACTGCCTTGTCTCGACCTGCTCATGCGAGTTCGATATGTCATACGGTATGGCGCATAGCGAGGTGAATTCGAGCTTGATGTAGGTAACCTTGCGCATCGGAAGCTCTATCGTCCCGCTATTGAGCGTGTACACCTGCGGATAAGGCACCCAGCCGCCAGGCTCGTCGGCCTGCGTGGAATACACGTTCATCTGACAGCCAGAATAGATGGCGTCCAACTTCATGTAGTTGACCCTCGTGGGCTTATCTGCCACCTTCAGCACCAGGTACTCAACGGCTGTTTCCGCCACGTTCGGCTGGGAAATCCAATACGTGTCCCGCTTGCCGTCAATCGCGAGTTCAGCATCGAACGTCTTCTTCTTCGTGTTGACGCGGTTGCCGAACATGTCCTTATAGGTCGCCTCAATGAAATCGTCTTCGTCGAAAATCCTGTACTTCATGCTTATATCGGAACATTCAATCGACCAGGGGAATTCCGAACCCTCATACGAACCGTCGCCAATCGGCTCCATGAGCAGGATGTCGTCGATTCTCTCGAACTCGATTCGAACAGCGTCGCACAGGGCGCATCTCACGTCGAACTCGACGAGCACCGTCTCGCCACCCGCCGTGCTCCCCCACTCCCTGTACGTGAACGACACGCGATTCCCGACCCTGTCCCTCGCTGGAAGCCACACGCGCTCACCAGCTTCACTCGTAAACGAAGAGAAATACAGGTTGATTCGCATCGGTTTCCTGAACACGCAAAACGACACGTGGTTCACTGGCACGAACCTGTCGAACGTCGCCTCGATGTACTCTGTTCCGACATACCTCTCGGCGGACGACCAGAACCTATGACCCCTGCCGACTTCTGAGAAGAAGCTCGTCATCTCGGATGCATAGTCCTCTGGATAAGCGCCGTCGATTGCTATGGCGTCACCGTAATATCCAGAGCTAATCGCCCTGCTCGACGCCTGGGATATCGCATTTCTCGCGCCCTTGGTCGTTTCGGCACCCTTCGCGGCGAGCGATTCGAAGACGGCACGCTGCCTCCTATTATACGGCCCCACATGTTCACTCGAAGCGTTGACATCGACGACCATATGGGTGAAGTCGTACTCCGACTCCTGCGAGTTGACGAGAAGCTGCTGAGGCGCCTCTTTCGTAACGTTCGCCTCTACCCATCCGCCAGCACCCCAGTCTGGCCGACCAGTCACGTACCTAGTGACACCCCACCACCTAGATGATGCGATGGCCGACATAGGGCGTATGGACTCATCGGCCATGTCGGAGAAGCACAAGTCGTCCATCAGCTCCCTACGGGTCATGAACGTGTAGCGGACATCCACTGGGCGCAGCCTAGATGTGACCGTCGACAGGTTGTACAGCTGCTCTGTCGTCAACTCGTCATCCGTATCGACGAGGATTGTCACGCCGTTGAAGTCAATCGAGCGCTCCCAGTTTATAGGTTGCCCAGACGCGCTGCCCTGAACGCCCGTTGACTCGTCGACTGTGAACTCCTCAAGGTTCCACGAATTGCTTCCATCTTCGCCGCCGCGAACGTCGTCCCACGTCCTCCATAACAACATCTGCCATATGACCGTAATGGAGTATTTCTCAAACACGCCAGTTGAGGGGTAGTATCGGTTCCCGTCTATCACGCTGCACGGGATTCCAGTCGCGGCCTGCGCCGCAAGCGCGATTCCGCGCTCCGTGCCGCCGTACTGGAACGAGAGCATGTAACTCCATATGCGCATCCTGTAATGGGCATCCTTCATGTCCATTTCCTGAATCTCCGACAGGGTGAGGAGCGCATCCTCGCTGTACTGGTATTGCTCGCTCGAAAGCCTCGGCAAACCGAACAGCTTGCTGTAAACGGTGTCGAGGTCGATGTACCTCGTCTCGTACAGCGTCGTCTGAAGCCTTTTCAACAGGAGCCGCTTCCTCACGCGTCCGACACCAGGGTCGCCGCATAGCGCATCCATGAGCCTGACGATATGGGACACGTCCCTCTTGTCGTATATCTCTTCTGGCAACACGTCGAGCCAAGAGCGCCAAGCCTGTGCGCGTATCTTCCTATAATCAGCCATTTCTTAGCCCCACCTCTGCTGAGACCTGGAATACACGACGACATCGGCGACTTCGAAAACCTCGTTCTCGGCCAGGCGGAAATCGCCATCATGCCTTTGCTTGAACGAGATTCCGTCGCGATTAACCTCTATTATCCCGTAAGCGCCGACACCTCCCAGGGTCGTCAAATCATACACGACATCCGTCAGCTTGCCGCCAGAATCAGCCTGCGTGGCTATCCTTACGTTGTCAACGCCCGTGGTGTTCGCCGCAACGGTCTCGATGTCCGAGAGCTGGATGGTCGGGCCGAATTGAAGCGCATCCGACCAGTTAATCACGTTCTGCCTAACCGACTCGATGACGGCGTCTCGCGGGAAGGTAGAGAACATCAAGGTCAGGAATATGACGAAATACCTGTGTTTCGCCTCATGAACCTGCACGTCCATCGTCACGATGCGCTGCATGTCGATGAGACTCTGTATGTCGTCTATCGGGTAATCGTACAGATACGGTATTGCCAGCGGGGTATCCGAACCGACTGGTGGAATGGATGACCCGCCGTTGGTGAACACGAAGCTGCTGTTGTTATCTCCATCGTCATCGGTAACCGCGCCGATAAGCTCGACGGCGTCCATACCGCGACACGAACCGAACGTGGTCGTGGAGTCATACAGCATCCTATAATGCGTACCCTCGTAAAGGACGCTGGAAACACCCATGTTTATGTGCCCGACAGAGGAAAGCATCGGCTGGTAACTCAACGGTATGTACAGGTGCCCAGGAAGTGGCCTTGTGCCATCTTCCCTGACCCAATCGAGCATGTTCTCATTGTCGATAACCTTGGTGAAATCAAGGTACTGTATATCCGTGACATTCTGCGGGGCTAGGCTGTCAACGTAAAGGTCGACGGTCTTTAGCCCAGCCCTGTTGTGCTTTGACAGATAGTCGAACTCTATCACGACGTATTCATCGTTTTTCACGAAGTTGTACCTGTACAGGACATTCCAGGTCGAATTGTCCCCGACGGATATGTTGGACGTAACGGTGCCGACATTGTAATCGACGGAATAGCTGATGGGCGGTATCTCATTACCAGTCACGCTATCGGTCACGCTAAGCGACACTATGTTGCCATGTGACAAGCTATAGCTTACGCCTTGCGCAATCGGGCCTATGGTTTCCATTTCGATTTTCGGAATGAACTTGACGCTCTTGCCGTCGCTCGACACCTCGTACTCGCCTTTCGCGAAAAGCTCCAACGTATCGGCAGACCTAACCCAGTACCTCCTATCGACATCGAGGCAATGGTCTACATCAAGCCCCCATTTATCAAGAGACACCGATGCGCTAGACGTACCGAGCGCGCCAGTCGTCGTGGTTACCTGCACGGTTTCGGAATAACGTGACTCCAGCGTCACGAGATTCGCCTTGTTCACCATTGCATGCGCCATGGCGAGTCCAGCAAGCTGGTCCTTGGTTCCCGACACATTGCGGAACACCGTCAGCAGGAACCTCTGCCTAAGCTGCTCGTCCGTCTCGGCATCGCGACCGCCAGAGGTCGGGTTGACATTGGTTATGGACACGTAATCGGTGAGTCCAGAAAAATACGTGATGGTGTTCGCGGGTACGTTGCCGACCGAACCAGCGACCGTTGCGACAATCGCTATATCGCATGACAACACGCCAGCGGCCATCTCTTGATACGCCGTCGACTGGAACGATACGCTATCCATTCCAGCAACCTCTGGCTTGTAGAAATAAGAACCGTACTCGAACTGCAAGACGCTATCGCCATTGTCCCTGCGGACGGTGACGGTGCCCCTTGCGGCCCTCGCCTCATGCCTCGTGAAACCGAACTGGCCGACCAGATAATCAAGCTCGTCACCAGAGACGGAGTCGATTGAGTACAGCGTTCCAGTTACATTCACATCAACGTTATACGAAGCCAACTGCTGCGCAACGGCTGTGATAATCTTCCGAATCGGCGTACCAAGCGCCGTGTTCATCTGAGGGTCCGAAATGGCAAGCGCATTGATAATTGACGTTTCGTATGCGTGCGCCCCTACTATCGGCATTGACAACCTCCTGCGATTTACGATTGCTGATTGACGGTTACGCTCGTACCGTCCGCCAATGTCAATTTTACCTGCACGTAGACGGTGTCCGCCACGGCGCTTACGTCGATTCCGTCAACCGATTTAATGATGTCGCCATATCCCCAGTTGCGCATGAACCTCCCCTGGCCCTTCGCCATGTCCTCGCTTATCTGACGCTTTTGATAGGCGACGTAATTGGACACGACCCTCGATACCTCGTCACGCACCTCGTTGATATGTTCCTCGGACGCGACATTACCGACGGAATCCCATAACGTAGAACCGAAGTTAACGTAAATCGGGTCTGTGCCCAACGGTTCCATGAGCCAATGTGAAAGCTCTTGCTGGACCCTTTCGGCACCAGAAATCTCGACAACGTCGCCATCGCCCCTCACGACGATGTCTCCACCCGCAATCTTTATGCCGTACATCGCTAATCACTCCTGCCTATCGCCACGAGCACCATATCAGATGCCATGTCTATCAGGGACGGCTCGTCCATCACGTCCATGGCGATGGCGAACGAGCGCCCGTGGCTGTATATTGGCAACGGCACATCGTTGCCAGACGTGTCCTTACCAGTGGCCACCAGCCCGCCGTCGATTTCGCCCAAGCTCACTGGCACGATGCCCTCGCACTCGCCATCTAGGGCGTACACGTCGTTAAAGACCCCGTCCCCTCCGCTAATCGAGACAAACGAACCGTAAGAGTTCAATCCGCCGTCAGACACCCCGAACATGTCAATGAACGGGAGCGCACTCCTCTGCTCCACCCCGTCGATATCGAACATTCCGCACATGCCGACAATTACGACGTTCTTCCCGCCAATGGCCTTCCTAATGGAACTTATCGCATCGTCGCTCATGTTCAGCGAATGGAAGAGCACAAGCGTCGATATGCCGTCGAAGTTTCTCGCGTTCTCTACGTCCTGGTCGTAGTAGATGCGCAGCCTATGGGACAGCTTCCCGAGCGTTTCGACGCAAAACTCCTGCGCCTGACGCAAGAACCTGTTCTTGTCGAAATCGTCATAATACGAAACGTCCCTGCTGTTCGACGACAAAAGGACGCCGAACTCGCTCGTCGTCGTTATGGGGGTTACAGACGTTTCGTTTATGACGACCTTGAGTTCCGATAGCGATTGCTCGGAAAGGTTGCATAGCTTGTCGTACCCGTCAATCAGGACGTTCGTGACATTGTACTTGGCAAGTATCTCGAACATGCCCCTATAATCAACCGTCTCGGATACGTCAATCACGTATAACGGCGTAGACCCCTCGCCGAACCTCTGCATGCACGCGACAAGGTACTCGAAGGAATACAGCTCGAAACGGTCATCGACGGAGCGTGAATACCCAAGCGGACACCCGACCTGAGACCATCCGAAAAGTGCAAAGTCATCTCCCACCCATGTGTCAAACCCGCCTGCACGCTCAGACGAAAGGCTCAGCGTGCTTTTCGGAACGATTGCGGAAATCGGCCAATTGCCGACCGAACCCGCTATGTCGCTTACGAACGACTCCTGCAGGGAGCGGTAAAACGAAGCGACATCCCTCCTCTTCGCCCACCACGCATCTGAAAACCTGTTCTCGGCGAGCACCTTGTAAATCGGCTCAGAATGGTTCCTCACGAACTCGCCGTTAACGTAATCGGACACGTCGGCATATGCGCCTCCGACCCTCCACCCGTCAAAGCATACGCCCCTGACGCTCCCGCCATACCTTTCGTAAAGCTCCATGACAAGCGTCTTGACGGCATGCTTTGCCGTAACGAAAGACCATACTGGCACATGCTCTGAATTATCGTCCCTGGGCGTCGAATACTGATAATCGACGCTGCCAAGATACTCGTCCGAGAGCTTGACCTGCTGATAGTAATTGTGCCTTGAGTTGCGAACATCCGACCACAGGTCGCACCCGATTGTAAACACGACGGATATGCCAGCGCTCTCGCACCTGTTGACGACCTGCTTGACGTAATCAAACGGCTCGTCATCGACATTGAGCGTGGACAGCCCATATTCACCCGCGACATCGCTATCCCAATACACGACGCCGCTGGAGGCCACCTTCAGGTACACCTCCGATATTCCCATATCGACCATATGGTCAACCACGGAACGCTCCCTGCCGATACAACTCGACATGTCGAGCTTAATCGAACACCTCATTATGCTGTAAGACGTGCCCGTAATCTTCGACTCGAACGCCCAACGCGAAGGTGAAATCCTCTGCACGTACCAACGCTCACCCAGCCTCGGCACTGGCGATGGGATGTTCGTACCCCAGTTAACGGTTATCTCGGCACCATACGAGGTTTTGCACAACGCGCCAATAGCGCCGATTTTCTCGACGGTCACCACATCTCTCGTGTACTCAGCCGTATACCGACTTGTGACGGGCATATCCCCTCCTATTCGCCTGTTTTCGGCATGGCCATTCCAGGTACGATGTTACCAACGGGGCATATGCACCCGAGCGTCGTTGTGAACCCGTTCGTGTAAGACATGTTATGCGTTACCGATTGCACGTAGAACGAGATATGGTCGCCGTTCGGAAGGGACACGCTTATCCTCGAACCTGGAAACACCTCTGGCATGAACGTCACCTGGACCTTCGCCTGGTACTGGTTCGCCCAGTGATACATGAACTCGTAGAGCGCGTAAAGGAACGGCAGTATGCGCTGCGGCGTAGAACCGCTGTCAGCGCTTTCCGAAGCGGCCTCTCCAGAATCGTCTTCCGAGTCGTCCGAATCGTAGTTGTGCGCGGAGCTTTTCTTGAGCTTGTCCTTCTCTTTCTTCACGCTGTTGTCATCCCAGTCCTCCAACAGCACGTTGCCCTGGAAATTGGGCAGGCTGTTTGTTTTCGCTGGACGGGCACCATAGCGCCTGAACAGCTCCTTCGGCGTGTACTTCCATTCCTCTCCCTCTGGGATGTATATCATCTTCGCGAGCAACGGCGACACGGCATCGGATGCTTCGGATGTCTCGAACAGTTCCGATTCTGCGGCTTGCGCCGTTGCCGCGTCGTCCGTCTCGATTGACACGACGCCTTGGGTGAACAACATGTCCATCTTGCTACCGTCCACGGTCACTCCAGGACAGAACACGTGCGAGTAAAACTCCTTGTCGGACTGCGTGATGGTGAGGTCCTGAAGCTCTATAAGCTCTATGTTGGTCGTGACGGTGTCGTAATACAGCCCGTAATAATCTGGGTACCATGCGATGAAGTTCCCGTCTGGGTCAGACGAGCATGCGCGAAGCGATGAGTTCACGGCTTTCTTGACGTAATCCCATAACGGGACATCGTTTGCCAAGGCGCGGACGCCTTTGAGCAGGTTCGCCTCGGTTGAATCAACCATCGCATTGAACTGATTTGCGAAGAAATACGACGCAGCCGCTATGCTCCCGCCAGATGAGCCGCCAGATGACGAAGATGATGCGCCAGAAACGGATGACGCGGAATCCCCATATTTCGATTCGTATTGTTCGGCGCAAGCGTCTGCGGCAGATGTGTTCTCGCCATCATACGACAACTCCTTCACGTCGGAGGAAAACGAGAACGAAACGTCCAGCGGCTTGATGAACGCAAGTTTGAGAACGGCCTTGTCGTAATAGCAGTACCCCCAGAGTCCGTAAGAGTTAAGCAGCGACTTGAGCTGGCCGTCGCTGTCGAAAACATCGAACGACACCTCTTCGCCGTCCTTGAGAACCTTCACCACCTGCCAGCCAAGCCCCCATCCGAAATAGGATAGGTTGCGCAGATAAGCGTCATTGCCCCTGTTGCTCTGCTCTTGCGCCGTTGACCTTGGCATGTATCCACGAGCACCAACGACGATGGAGTAGCCAAGCCCCTTCAGCTCCTTCGATGCCTTCAGTGATTCCACGGCCTTCCTGAAATCTGGCTGCAGTCCGTTCGTGTCGCTGCCCTTGCACACAGCATCGTTGTCGCCAGCGCCCTTGTTCGGCACCGTGTATTTCCCCAGAACGTATTTCTCGTCATCGGCCATGAGTTTTCCTTCCATCGACAGTTGAAATTATAAGGCCGACAGTAGTTATGGCACCATTTCGAAAACGCGCCTATATCTCCGACATGAAACCAGCAACTCTATCGGCCCACGCCGAACTGCTCGCCCAAGATGACGCGATAAGGTCCCAACTGCACGTGTAAAGCGGTTGACCAGCGAACAACGCCTCATCGGACATGAGATAATATATCCATGCGTCTATTCCGTTTGCCGAATACGCAAGGCTTCCTATTCCGCTGTCGTACACCGCCCATCCGTAATAATTGCCATTAAGACCAGACTCGACAAGTCCGCCGCTCTGCTCGGCACCAGAAACGGCGGGAAGGAACCTCGGGTCGAAACGCACCCTGTAAGCAGCTCTCGCATATGTCTCACCATGACCCTCAAGGGGCGAGCCAGCCCACTTCGTTCGGTACCAGTTGTCTATCCTCGTTCCCCATTCCTTGACAAACTCGCTCTCCGACATGTCGAAATCAATATTGCCGAACAGGGCACCGCCGCCGACGCCACTCGCGGAGAAAGAAGAATCGGTTGACGAGGTTGAGGTCGATGACGATGACGAAATCACTGGCCCGTGAGTCCTCAAAACCTCGTAAAAGTCGTTCACCATCGACTGTAACTGCTCAGATGAATCTAGGTTCGCCTGGTACAGCTCCCTCGCGGCGTCCATCGCCTCTTGGGGCATGTCGCCGATGAATATGCTGTCGGCTGGTATCCCGCCGACCTTCGTCAAGAGGTTGACCAAAACCTCGTCCCACGTTTCAGCGCCATGCAACATGCCCATGAGCTTTGCGCTCTTCACGAGGCTCGCGTCCCAGTACAATTGCTGCAATCGGTAAATCGGACACGACCCGCTTATCGTCACGTCGCCGCTATAGGCCGTGAATTGCGGGGGGTCTGTTATATAACCAGGCAACAGCTTGCG